GCAGCGTTGCAAATCCTGCCGGGTTGCTCGTAAGGGTAACTCCAGCGGCGGTTCCCGCGACGGAGCACCGCGCCAGATGTTCGACGCAGTTTGCGCAGACTGTGGTAAGGCCTGTCAGGTTCCATTCAAGCCAACCACTGACAGACCGATTAAGTGCAGCGATTGCTTCAGAAGCAACAGGTACTAACAAAGAGGTGCATCCGTCGCTGGATGCACCTTTCCTATATTAGTAATAATCCGCGGTTATTATATACGCTGGTGCTCTCTCCACCGCCGTTGCGCAGCGCTCTATCAAGAGCCATGATCGTCGCCACAGCACCGTCGATCTTCTCTGTACTTTTTTCTTTGTCCGGCTTGATGTTTCCCGCCGGGTCGGTGCGGATGTAGATGTTGTCCATCATCCAGCGCAAGACCGGCTGACCGCCGTGCGCGATCCTCTGTTCCAGCGTCAGCTTCATGAGTTCTTTCGTCGGTGGCGACATGTCCTTGAACCCCTGGCCGAACGGAACAACCGTAAAGCCCATGCCCTCAAGGTTCTGCACCATCTGTACCGCGCCCCATCTGTCAAACGCGATCTCGCGGATGTTGTACTTTTTACCGAGCTGCTCGATAAACGTTTCGATAAACCCGTAATGTACAACGTTGCCTTCGGTCGTCAGCAAATAGCCCTGCTTCTCCCAAAGGTCGTAGTTCACATGATCACGCCGCACGCGCAGGGCGATGTTATCCTCCGGGATCCAGAAGAACGGCAGGATAAAGTATTTATCGTCATCATCCAGCGGCGGAAACACAAGCACAAACGCTGTGATATCCATGCTCGAGGAAAGATCGAGGCCGCCGTAGCAGACCCGACCTTTCAGCATCTCCGGATCAACCGTAAACGCACATTTATCCCACACGTCCATCGGCATCCAGCGGATCGCCTGTTTGACCCACTGGTTCAACCGAAGCTGCCGAAACGCATTCTCCTCAGCAGGATTCTGCTGTGCGCTTTCACACGCAGCTTTGACCTTATCGATCCCCACCGTAATCCCGAGCGATGGATTCGCTTTCTTCCATACCTTCGGATCCGTCCATGAATCGTTCTCTTCGGTGCCGTAGATCACAGGATAGAATGTAGCATCTGTCTTTCTGCCGCTAAGAATATCCTTCGCTTTCGAATGCACTTCCCAGCAGATGGAGTTGGTGTTGTCGCCGGCGGTGGTGATCAGGAAATACAACGGCTGCATCCGCGCGTCGCCGCTGCCTTTGGTCATAACGTCAAAGAGCCGACGGTTCGGCTGCGTGTGCAATTCGTCGAAAATGACGCCGTGTGTATTGAACCCGTGCTTGTTGGCGACATCGGCGCTGAGCACCTGATAGTAGCTCCCGGTCGGCAGGTACACGATCCGCTTTTGCGACGCGAGAATCTTCACGCGCTTCGCTAACGCCGGGCACATGGTCACCATGTCCTTGGCAACCTCGAACACGATCGACGCCTGCTGACGGTCGGCGGCGCATCCATACACCTCGGCGCGTTCTTCGTTGTCGCCGCAGGTGAGGAGCAGCGCGATCGCTGCAGCAAGCTCGCTTTTTCCATTCTTTTTTGGTATTTCGATATATGCTGTGTTAAATTGCCGGTACCCGCTCGGTTTCAGTGTGCCAAACACGTCACGAATGATCTGCTCTTGCCAATCGATCAACAGAAACGGTTTCCCGGCCCATGTGCCTTTTGTATGAGAAAGACATTCGATAAAAGCCACAGCATGGTCCGCTGCCCGTTTGTCGTACACCGAATCCTTGGCTTTGAACGGAGTCGGCGTGTACTTTTTCAGTTTTCGTAGCATCACCGCCTCCTCCTATGAAATCAAAACGGAGGCCCGCGTGAGCCTCCGTGTCCGGCTTGGTTTGGTAATCGTGCGCCGTTGGGGCAACCGCCCCATCCGCCTTTTGAACCGCTCAGTGGCGGCGACGTTGCGCGACGCGGCGTTGCGGCGAATTATCCGGTCGGCGGTTCAATGCTTTCACATTGCACCGCAGATTTCAGAATCTCTGCGTCAAACCCCGCCGCTCTATACCCTTCCAGAAGTGTGCTGTAGTAGAATGCGCTAGGTTTGTTTTGTGGCTTGCCGCTGATTAAAATGTAGATCAGCGCATCTAGCGGAGAACCGTCACGGCGTACTTTGATCGCCGCTTTCCGATACAGCTCCGGCACACCAATCCAGCGATCAAGCGCTGCTTCATCCGGCGGTGAAATCTCCCAGAGCAGTGCCGGAACACTCGCGCCCTTTGCTTTATCGATCGTCGCCATTGCGCTGGCCTTGGTACCGCGGAACGCGAGTCTGTAGCTCTTCAGCTCCGTCGCGCCGATCAGCCTTGCAGTCGGGCAATGCTTCGCCATCTCAGCGCGGTTCACACCAGCGCCGTACGCTGCAAAATGTCGGCTACTCAAGCTCGCCCTCCTCAATTTTCACCGCATAATCTTCGTTGAAAACGATGCCGAGGGTGCTTCCGTTGCTCCATTTCGCAAAAATGGTGCCAGCATCGTCAACCCAAGTAACGACCCCGATGGTGCCTTCGGGAATATGTGTATAGGGGTCGTTCATGTGTACCAGCCGCACCTTCGTACCAGGCTTGTAATATTCTTTGAGCTGTTTCAGCTGCTCCGGATTGATTCCGTTCATGCGTCGTCACCTGCTTTCCGCTTTGCGTAGGAAGAGCTACCCGAGAGGTTTCGCAGAAGAACTTTACGCGAATCCTTGAACTCCGGACCAATGAATCCCAGACGAAGTAATTGGCACCGGAAAGCGTAACGGTCGCTTTCCACTGGCCGCTCGGCGGCCAGCACGCGCTTTTGTGTGCGCGCCAGTTCGATTAGTCCTTGCACCAGCTGGTAGTAAGCCGTGATCTCCGTTTGGTCGTCGGTCGGTCGGAACCAACCGAATTCGATTCTGTCAGCATGTTCTGTGATCAGCAGGCTGTCAGTTCCGAGCGCTTTCTTGAGCAGCGTCGCTTTGCTCGCGACCAGCCGCCTCAGGTTCTCCATTGCGGTAAGCGTCATGCCGTCTTTCGGCATCTCGATCGAAAGCCTATCCCATGTGTCGAGCGAGGGTGATGTGGTCTCCTGCTTTGGTGTCTCAATTTTTTGCGGTTCGGCTACCTTTTCCGGTTCGCCGATCCGTTCTCCAATGAAGCCGTCATGTGCAAGTTCGCGCATGAGCATGTCCACCTCCGCAGCGTTGTACCCATCCGGGCAAAGTACTGTGCCGTTTTTATCAACCGTGTACGCGCCTACTTGAAATTTGAAGTCTGGGGCACCAAGATACCGGGTCGTTTCCTGCAGCACGTCGCGCATGATCGCGACCAGCTCCTTCCTTTTGTCGCCTGTTACGTTGTAATGAATCTGCATTTTATGTCTACCTCCTTGAATTTGGTAGTACATATATGCCTCTGTAAGCTGTACTTATCAAGCACTTTCTTGAAAAAATGCGTCAGCTCTTCCATTTAAGCAAGAAAAAACCGCCTCATCAAGAAAGCGGCTGCATTTGGATTGAACAATATCTTCTATCCATTTGGGTGGAGGCGGTGCTTCGTGGCATCGCCCAAACTCTCCGAACAGGATTTTCACGCCGACATTTCTCGCTTGAGTGGCCTCAAGAAATGTGGGATAATACCCTAAGTGTAATTCTCGTTGAAAGCACTTGATTCGCGCGCGGTATTTTTTTCTTGGCGCAAAATAGCTGACGCCAGTCACTCCAGAGGTGTTATTCCTTTGAAGAGGTTGATTGCATTGGTTTTGCTGATGCGTACATAACCTCAAATTGACTTTTCGGTTATCGAGCGGATTCAAGTTAATGTGGTCGATTTCGCAGCCGTCCGCAGCAATTAGTATAAGCCTGTGTATGCAGAGACCTGTACGGTCGCCAACATAGCCGGGGGGTGCATTGCACTTGTACCAAGTCCTATCTGATATTTTTTCATAATCCTCGGGATCAAAGCAGAACACCTCGCCCGTGCTCAAACTGCCATAACCGATAGAATTATCTTCCGAGAACCAGTATTCGTTACGCATTGGCAGTCGCATCCAAATAGGAAATTGACTTGCCATCCCGTTCTACAAAAACACCGTCGGCGCTTCCGACGGTTTCAATGTAGCGATTGACGATAACATCCACAAATTTTTCGTCCAGTTCTATCAGGTAGGCTTCGCGTGCCAACTGTTCCGCACATATTAAGGTGCTGCCGGAGCCTCCGAATGGGTCAAGCACCACGCCGTTAGTCTGTGTCGAGTTCTTCATGGGGACGGCGAGTAGCGGCACGGGCTTCATCGTTGGGTGCTTCTCCGAGCGGCTCGGTTTGTCGAAATTCCATATCGTGGACTGTTTGCGGTCGCCGTACCAGTTATGCTTGCCGGACTTCTTCCAGCCATAGAGGCAGGGTTCGTGGCACCATTGATAATCCGAGCGGCCGAGGGTGAATGTGTTTTTTGCCCAGATGCAACATCCCGACAGCTTAAAGCCCGCATCGTCAAAAGCCCTGCGAAAAGGCAGGCCCTTGCTGTCGGCGTGGAAAATATATGCCGCGCCATCTGTTGCGAGATATGCCGCCATCGCCGAAAAAGCGTCATGAAGGAAGTTATAAAAACCCTCGTCACTATCAAACTTGTCGTTCTTAATTTTGCCCGCTGTTCCTTTGTCATAGTCGATTCCGTAAGGCGGGTCGGTAAGGATCAGGTTCGCCTGCTTCCCTCCCATCAGAGCGGCATAGGTTTCCGGCTTGGTGCTGTTGCCACATATGACTTTATGCCGGCCAAGCGTCCACACATCTCCAAGTTTGGAGAAGGTGGGCCTTTCGAGTTCAGCGTCAACATCGAAACCATCTTCCTCGGTATCAATACCGCTGTTAAGCAGCTTATCAATCTCAGCTGCATCGAAACCGGTCAGCGATACATCGAAGTCTACTCCCTGCAAATCCTTAATCAGCAGAGCGAGCTTATCTTTGTCCCATTCGCCGTTGATTTTATTCAGCGCGATGTTGAGCGCTTTCTCTTTTTCCTCGCTCATTTCCACGATAACGCATTCGACTTCGGTCACGCCGGTGTCGATCAGCACCTTCAAACGCTGATGTCCGCCCACGACATGACCTGTAGTCTTGTTCCAGATCACCGGCTCTACGTACCCGAACTCCGACAGCGATCGTTTCAACTTTTCATATTCCGGATCACCGGGCTTGAGGTCCTTGCGCGGATTGTAATCCGCCGGTATAAGCTTTTCGACTGGCAGTGTTTGAATGACCATGCTGAGCTCCTTTTGATACGATTTTTCGCAAGCCTGCCTGCGCGGCGGGGAGATTGCCCGCGAGCGCCTGCCCGCGCAGCGTCTTTCGCTGCTGGCTCGTCAAGCGGTGGTACTTGAGCGAATGAACAAACGCCTGAATGTCGTCCATACCTATTTCCCCTTGCGCGCGGACAGCAGCCGTTCCATAATGTCGTCCTGTGGCGTTGCGCCGGTATACCCGGTGGAACAAT